GGCAGGGTCAACGTCAATGCCGCAGCCAAAGAGCCGCCAACAGAGATGATGCGACCACCGTGGTCAACGGGGTTCAGCGTGGTGCTGGCCGTGATCTCGACAACAGAAGCGGGGCCTTGTTGATAAATACCGCCCAGCGAACGGACGGGACCTTGGAAAGTGGTACGAGCCATTTAAACCTCACATGCGAGTTGGGGTGCTGCTGTCTGCATGTCGTCAGGCCGGGACCTGTCAGCAACACCGGATGACCCCGGATTTAAAGCAATATAACCCAAAAGAAAAAGGGGCACAAGGCCCCTTTCTCTAGTTTCTGGTCGATTAAGAACCAGAAGAACCCCACATGCCGAGCGGGTCAGACCAGCCGAAGCTGTAACGCTCGCGGGACTTGTAACGGACGTTGCCGGTATCAAAGTCGCCGTCCATGCTGTTTTGCAGCGGGGTACGCACGAAGTGCTTCATGCCGTTAGGAACGTCCGTGGTCAGGAACCAAGCGTTCGTGTCGGTCAAGAAGTTGTTGACGGTGTAGCCACCAGAGATGGTGCCCATCTGCTTCAACGCGTTGATGTCGTTGTCAGCAGTAGAAACACGCAGTTCGGTGTCCAGCAGACGCTTGGCAACGAACATCAGGCTCGGCGGAATCACCAGCTTGACAGGCTTGGCGGCGATCAGCAGTCCACGCTCGTCGGTCCACGCTGCGATTTGAATCGTGGCGTTTTCCAGCGAGGTTTCGTTCAGGTCAACCGCAGTAGCCGGGCTGTTGAAGTTAACAGTGCCGCCGACGGTGGGGTGACCCACGCGAGAGGAGGAAGAGTTAACGCCAAACAGCGACACGCCATCACCGCCCGGGTAGGAGCCGTTGAAGCCGTTGTTCAGGATGGAAGCGGCCTTGACCTGCTTGGTGAACGCCATAGCGCGAGCCAGAGCTTTGGTGTAGCGGGCAGACAGACTGTCGTACAGGTTGTCTTCCACAGCTTCTTCCGTGATGGAGAAGCCCAGAGCAATGGTTTCGTGGGTGTAGCGAGCAGTGAAAGCTTCCTGCGCGTTGTCGTAAGCGATGGCAGAGCCTTCGTTCTTGACAGGTGCAGCACCGAAGCCAGCGAGTTTGGTTTCTTCTTCGAAGGAACGCTCGGAGGTCTCGGATTCGTAGATTTCCTTGTGCTGCTCACCGTAGCGAGCGTACTCCATGCCAAACAAGGCATTGAGGCCGGGAAGGAGTTCCTTAAGTAGCTGTGCGCGTGAAATAGCCATTTTATGTTACTCCTTAGATGCCAACAGCGTTGGTGAAGGCGTGAGCGCCCGGGTTGAACTTCACCAGCACGTCGGGGTAAGCATCACCAACCGGCGAAGCAAAACCGATGATCTTGAACGCGGCGGCAGTGGTTACAACCGTGGACTCCAGAGCGCTGGTCGAGTTGCCAGTGGTGGTGGAACCCGTGCTGGTGCTCTGCACAGCGGCGAAGTAGGTGTTTGCGCCAAGAGAGGCTTGGGTGGTGGTGCCATCCAACTGAGCTTGGAACGTCACTTGCGGGTCGGTGATCACATACGCAGTCACCACACCGGTGGTGCTGGAGGGGTAGTACTGCGAGTAAATCTGCTGACCTTGTGCGTTGATGTAAGAGCAGCCAACGAACACACCCAGAGCGCCCAGAGAACTGCCGCCGAGGTTGTTGGTCGTCAAGTCTTCGCCCGTGGCGGTAGCCAAAGCGACATAGCCTGCGGCGTTAATGATAACGACTTGGCCGTTGAAAAGGTTAGAAGCCAGACCTGAGGGGTTAATCAGGAACTGACTCGTAGCGCCAGCATAGGGCATGCCGTCGTTACGGTTGACAGCCCGTAGGCCGTACGGAGAAGAGGTAGAAGCCATTTAAAACTCCAAATTAAGAACCAGAACCGAAACTGACCTTGGATTTCTTTTCCGAGAAAAGGGGCATCCGAGGATCATTTTCACGAAGAAAGTTGTTGTCTACCGACTCCATCTGAGCCTTGTTCTGACGTGCATAGTGATCAGCACGTTGCTCCATAAACTCTTTAGGAATCCGGCAAAGCAACAGTCCACCCACCTCAACGTTGCCTTTAAAGCGACCTTCGGTGGAAGCGTGCATCATTAGCTCGGGATAGTCCTCTGCCTTGCAGGGCTCATATCCTTCGCGCAACTTAGAAGAAATATTGGTGGCGTCGGCAGCCCCCATAGCGGAGATACGAACCCAGCGATGAGACCAGTCGGGCCGATCATCAGGGCTAGGCAGCATTTCCGGCGGACGCCACGCTTCAGGACGTTTAAACGTCACTTCACGGACATCTGCCTCACGGCTACGGCGATTTTGTTGAACCTGTTCCATTATTGACTCCTTCCAAGCTTAGCAACCTCTTTAGCATAGACTTCCAAAGGCACCCCAAGGCGGCGGGCTAACGCTGCTTCGGATGACTTCAGTTTCACGCGAGTAGGCGGGGTACTGCGAGAGGCCGGGGCCACCACAGTGGATTTTGAGGCACGGCGCGGAGGTTCTTCCTCGTCAGCCGGTTCCGATGCTTTTTTGGGAGGAGCATCATCCTCATGGCTCTGAGATTCAAAGTACTCAGGAAATCTTTTCCGCATGGTCTGATCGACTGCTTCAAAGTAGTCATCAGTACCGATGTAGTCAGCACCATACTGACGCTGCAACTTTTTGTCAATACCCATCGCAGCCATGGTCATTTCTTCATCTACCCCGAACCAATCCTTGTTGGATTGAACCCAACTCTTGGTTTTCTGGGGTAACTCTTTGGCTGCGGGTTTGAATTCCGTCTCTTCCGAGACGATAGGACGCATGTTCTCAGTCTTATCTATCCGCAGGGTAGCTCGTGCCACCTGCTCCTGAGCCTCTACGAGGGCATCAGAATCTCCCGACTCAAATGCGTCTTTAAGTCGCTTCTTTGCGGCTTCAAGTTCTCCATTGGCGGAGAACTTGGTTTGTTCGATAAGTACCTTGCTTCCGGCTTCAAGCTGTCCTTTGAGGCGCTTGTTCTCGTCAAGGACTTGCCGGGCAAAGTTCTCTGCGGCTTCACGCTCACGGAGGGCTGATTCCTTGGCCCTGCGCTCGTCGTGGTAGCCGCGTGTAAATTTCTTGATCCGCTGCTGGACCTTCTCGTCGTAGCTGTTTAGCTCGTCGTCGGTCGGGTCTTCAGGCGGTGGTGCGGCCTTGCGGCCACGATCCTGTTCAGGGGTATCGTCTTCAATTTCAATTTCCACCTCGGGCTTGGCCTTCTGCTCGTCTGGAAATTTAAACTCTTCGTACTCTGCCATTTAAATCACTCCTTATGCACGCACAATTCCGCGCGGGTCTTGGACTACTGCTTCCACGCTATCGTCGTTCAGAATCCTGAACTCTCTACCGTGAATTTTCAGGCGGGTGCCTGAATTGGGGCGGACGATGACAAAGTCACCCTCCTTGCAGCTAGGGCCGCTGGGGAAGCGGGTAGCGTCTTTGTAGGCATCGGGACCAACCTTGACCACAAACAGCACGGGGGTCAGGACCTCCTCGTAGTGCATGGTCTTGGAGTCCTTGAGAATCCCAACCTCGCTGTCTTGATACTCTTCCATGGCTTCCGGCACAACGCACAGAAGGTGGAAGGTCTTGGGGTCGGGGAGTTGCTTAGCCTTCTCTTCCGCAGGCTTGTTCAGCAAAGGTGACAGGTCGATAGCCTTCAGGTCAAACTCACTCATCGTCTTTTTCCAATCGTTGCACAAGGTCTTTAATGATTTGTTCTGCGGTGTTCAGACCTCGGATGACCCCGCAGACATGCCGGTACTCGGCGTAATCAGCAGCGCGACCGCCAGCCACGAAGGCTTCTTGGTCTGCGCGTGTATCAGCTATGACTTTGGCGGCGTGCGCCAATACCTTCACTTCATTCACTCATTTCCTTTTTTGGTTGGGATATTTGGACGCGCTATCCGTTGCGCTTGCTGGGACGACATCTGAGCACGGTGTTTAGCAATGTCAGCGCCGATCCGCATTCCTTCGCTCTCCTGCTGGCGAGCAAGCTTGTCCTTTTGTGCGGCGGCGGTTGCCGCGACTTGCATAGCAGCGATCTCTTTCTGAGCCGCGATACGTGATTCTTCAACCCGAATCTGGTCGGCCTTGGCTGCGGCCTCGACCTGTTGCTTCTGAGCCTTGAGTTGAATCTCGGCTTCCTTGATCTTGAGTTCCTGCATCTGCATCTGAACCACCGGGTCCTGCATCTGCTGTTGGTACTGCTGTTGCTTGACCTCGTCGCTGTTCTGTTTAAACAGTTGCTGGGCCGCCTGCGCTGCCATCTGGGCGACCTGATCGGCTATCTGGGGGTCAATGGTCTTGTTCTCTTCCTCGCTCGGGAGGGTGAAGCCCATGCGCTTTTCCATCTCCATGCGGTACTCAAAGGCAACGTGCTCGTTGATGTGAGCCATCATCGCCGCCTGAATGGCCTGCGCTTGGGGGTTCTGGCCGATGATCTGAGCAATTTTCGGGTCCTGCATCGCCATCATGTGGACTTGGATGTGGGCCTTGTGGTTCTGTTCAATGAACGCTTTCAAGGGCTTGCCCGTGATCGCATTCATGTTCTCCTGAATGGGATCGGTGGGGACTGCGTCATCTTCAATCGGGACCAGCTTCTGGGCGTTCTTGACCCCCAGAACATCAATCATCTGGCGGTGCAGCAAAGGCAGGTTGTAGAGTTGCGGAGCCTGTTGGGCAAGCTGCATGACTGCCTGATACTGGACAACCTTCTGCGCCATGGTGGCTGCGTTGGGGTCGCTGACCGGGATGACATCGACTTGGTCGTAGTCAGACTTCTTGGCGAAGCGGCTGCCTTCTTCCGGTTCGTAGGTGTACTCCTCCGGGGTGTAGTCGGCAATGATGCTCTTGAGCAGTTTAAATTCCTGCTTCATGGCGTAGTGCATACGGGACTGCACCGCGCCCATTACCTTCAGGGTCCGCTCCAACAGCGCCAGCGTCGTGCCCACGGGGGCGTTGGCCGACATATCGCTAACGTTTAAATCGCCAGAGGAGGCAAACGCACGGCCTTCTTGGACAATGTTCTCGAAGAGGGCGTACAGAACCTGACTGGGTTCCTTGTACGGCAGGGGGAGAATGTTGTCGCGGATGGAGCCGGAGGGCACATCTACGTCGCGGAACTCTCCCGGTGCGATGGGGGTGTCATCTCCCTTGATCCGAAGACCCCGCGATTTGAGACCACCGGGGAGGTTAGACAGAGTGCCAGCGTCAACAAGCTGGCGGATAAGCATAGTCGCGCTCTTGGCATAGCCACCGATGAGGTGGATGAGGCCATAGCCATAGAAACCAAACCCGGGAATGTACTGGTAATG